CGGTCTCGCTCGCCGCCCGCATGGCGAGGCGAATCTCGTCCGAAATGACCCGCCGCAGGTCTGCGTCGTTTTTCATCCCCACGATTCGCGCTGCGATCCGCGCCGGTGTGTTGCCCAGCAGGTTTGCCCGGACCTCGCCAAGAATAAGCTGCCAGCCGCGTTTGACCTCAGCAGCATCGATGGCCGCGCCCTTGCGCAGATCCGCGTCCATTTCGGCCATGTCGGCCTCAGCCCGCGTTTTGCGCGCCTTTTCCTTGTGGTAATCGATCTCGCCAACCGCAGGCACCGACCCCGCGACCCGATCCTGTAAATACTTCACGTACCCCTGCACCGTAGGAGCCAGCTCATACCGACCGCGCTCGGCCTTGGGAATAACGCCCTCCTTGGTCAGCTGCTGGATGCGCCGCTCCGAAAGGCGCAGCAGCTTTGCAATCGTGGCGACCGGATAGGTAGGATTGCCAGCACCGCTCACAGATCACCCCCGTCCCCCGGATCCGCAACATCAAACCCGGCATCGAGAGACAGGCCCACCAAATCCTCAAAGTCACCGGCCTCCCCGAATTCACCATCCCCAATGGGCGGGCCCTCCTCGAACCGATCATAGACGGCCTCGATGATTTCACGATTGGAAAGCCCGCGCCCGCTTTCATCCCAGAGCGCGTCAAACCACTCGGTGTAAAATCCAGCAACCTCGTCGCAAACATCAATATCGAACTGCTCCGTGCGCAGGTTTTTGTTCAGGTTCATGGAGGACCGCATGACAGCCGCGCCGCGATCGCCGGTCACGATGGTGACTTTTGCGTGCACCGACAGGCACCGAAAGGCATCAACCCCCAGAGCCTTGATCAAAGGACCGGCAAACTGTGGCGACTTTTCAAACGTGCCGCGATCGAGCAGCATCCGAACCGAGCGCAGCCGCTGGTTCGTGCGCAGCTCGGCAGCCCGCGACACATCATAAAGGCCCGTGGTCCAGGTCGAAATCCGGACATCCGCAGGACCCAGCTCGTTGACCAAATGCTCCAACGCGTCGATGGCCGAGAACTGGCCCGCCGTCACGCCGGTAACACGATCACCCGGCGCAAGAGTCCCGATGGTTTCGGCAGCATTTCCAGTCCGATGCGCAACAAGCCGCACCTTGCGAGGCGCATAGCGCAGCGCCCGCGCCTCCCTGGGCACTTTGACGGCAGCGCCGGTCACGCCACCACCTCACGCCGTTTTTCAAACTCGCGCCGCCGCTTAGCCTCGAGCGCGTCGAAGGTCTCGTCCGAACCCAGCAATTCCGCCTTTCGGCCCGAAAACTGCTGCCAGCGCCGCACGATCACATCAACAAACTTCGGATCGAACTCCATCAACCGCGCTTTGCGGCCGGATTTTTGGCAGGCGATGAGCGTCGAGCCCGAGCCGCCAAACAGGTCCAGCACCCGATCGCCCCGATTTGAACTGTTCTTCAGCTGGCCAAGCACCAGCTCGACCGGCTTCATGGTGGGATGTTCCGCGTTGCGCCTTGGCTTTTCAGCCCGAACCGTGGACGGCAGCACCTCCTCCACACGCAGATCGGCCCCCGAGATGTGCAAGAAGCTCTCGCCGATTTCGATTTGAACCGACCCATCAGGCATAACGACAAAGGGAGCGTCGGCCATTTCCGAAACCGTGGTCTTTGCACGGCCTCCGTACCATGAATGCGCCGCCCCAGGCTTCCACCCATAAAGGATGGGCTCGTGCCGCCATTGGTAATCCGAGCGCCCCAGCACAAGCGAGTTTTTCACCCAGACCAGACAGCCCGACAGCTTGAACCCCGCCTCCCGAAATGCACCGCGGAAGTTTTCACCCTCCGTGTCGGCATGCGCCACATAGATCGGCCCGCCAGGACGAATGACAGCAAAGGCCGAAAGGAACGCACCGCGCAGGAATTCCCGGAACTGGCTGTCGCCGAGATTATCGTTTGCGATCTTGCCAGCCGAGCCCTCGTAATTGACGTTATAGGGAGGATCAGTCCAACAGCAGTCAATCGGCCTCCCGGCGCACAGCTCCTCAACAGCCGAGATGGAAGTGCTATCGCCACACATCACCCGGTGATCGCCCAGCACCCAGACATCGCCCATGCGCGACACCAGCTCGCCCGCCGCCTCCGGCACATCATCGTCGCCGGTCAGCCCGTCCTCATCGACATCATCACCCAAGAAAAGAGCATCCAGCTCGTCCGAACCGAAGCCAACGACACCGATATCAACCCCGAGATCCCGCAAGGCCCCGAGCTCGAGCCGCAGCAGATCCTCGTCCCACCCGGCATTCAGCGCCAGCTTGTTGTCCGCGATGACATACGCGCGCCGTTTCGTTTCAGATAGATGCGAAAGACGCACGCACGGCACCACCGACATGCCGATCGCAGCCGCCGCCAAAACCCGCCCATGGCCCGCGATGATTTCACCGGCGTCCGATATCAAAACAGGATTGGTAAATCCAAACTCCTGAATAGAAGCAACAATTTGCGAAATCTGCGCGTCGGAATGCGTCCGGCTATTTTTGGCATAGGGCACCAGATCACCGATCGGCATCCGCTCGATCCGATCATAAAGGATTAAATCATCAGCCACCGGCAACCTCCTGAAACGAAACGAAACCGGAAAATCCGGGCACGCACAAATAAATTATTGCGAGTGAAACAACCCGCATGCCCCACCCACCGCAGAGGGACCCATTTTTCCTGACAGCGCCTGCAGTCATTGAGGCCCGACCTCCGCCACCAAACCCGTCACCCAATCGACCAGCCCTGCATGACGAGAGGCACAGACCCGACCCGCCGCACGATCCCGGCCCCACATCACCTCGGCCTCGGCCTGCGACAGTGGCTTGCCAGGATTAGTCTGCAGCGCAGGACAGGCAGCAGTCAGCATGATAGGCGGATCAGGCAGCCGCAGCTCAACGGGAGAAAATGCGGCGCACGCTCCCAGCGTTGAAAGCAGGCCGCCCAGCATCATCATCTTCATAAGCCTCCGCCTCCAACCGTTCACCCAGCGCCACCGCCTCGGCCTCGAGCGCCGCGATGGCCAGAGCATCCTCCGCCGCCTTGATGGCGTAACCAGTGACCCGCCTCTCGAGCGCCACCAGCTTCTCCTTATGCGCCGCGTCAACAGATGCCGCGCCGACCGAACGCCCATAGAAAAAGGCACTCAGCATAACCAACACTAAGGCCATCAAAGCGCCGGCCATGGTGTCCAGCCGAATCACCTGACGGCACCAAGGCAAAGATCGCGCTCTGCCCCGCGACGATTGGAGAGGCCGCGAATGATTGAACCACCGGCTCTGTTCCAGCGCGGCAGCTGATTGCACGCCGCCTCGATGTTCCCCGCATTGGCAAACCGCACCAAGGTCGAACGACAGGCAGCGCCAGCGCCAACGTTGTAAGTCCACGAAATGAACGAAACCTGCACGCTGGGCGGTAACCGATCGAGGGAAGGCAGGCAGCGCTTCAAAGACCCGCGAAAATCCGTGACAGCCCGCGCCAGCATCACGCGGCATTCGTCCTCGGTGTAGGAATCGCCTAGCGCCACGCCGCGTGTTTCACCGAAGCAAACCGTGGGAATATTGCCCGCAAGCCGATCAGGATAGGCGGTGAGCTTCATGCCCTCCCAAGGCGCGATGAACGCCGCCGCCGCTAAAACCACACCAGCCGTGCCGCCTGCCGCCGCCTTGCCAAACCTCATCGTGGGAGCCTCCCCAGAATATCCTTAATATCCTTGTTCGTTTGCCGAACATCAGCCAAGATTTCATCAAGCCGCTTTGAGGTGTCCTCGCGCGCAAGCCGAGCCGCAACCAAGTCCTCGCCGCGCTGATCTTTCAGCGACCGAATATCCCGAGCGTTACCCAAAGATTTTGCCTCCAACCGGACGGCCCAAACGACGACCGAAAAAGCGGCAACCACCAACGCCCAAAACTCTCGCAGCAAGTCCATCAACATCGAAAGCGCCTCCTGCGCAGATAAAAACCAGCCGAGGCAAAGACGAAAAAAGCACTTCAGTACGCCCCGCAATTCAACCGAGAATTACCAGACAAGCCCCCAGCGTCCTCTGGCGGTTTCCCCCGCAGGATTTCCAAAACCCGATAATCAGACAGCCCGTGATCAAGCGCGATCACCGGCACAGCATAGCCCAATCCAGAAAGCCGCCAGATTGCGACGTTGCGCCAAGCCCTCTCCAAATAGCGACAGTTGGACGGCTGCAGGATTTCCCCGCCGAAATGCCGACGCATCCGCTCGGCATCACGAAACCCCAAAACTCTCACCAAAAGGTGGTCGACTGCCATCCGCTTGGGTACATAAAGACAGACCCTCCAAGGACGGCTGCCCGAGGCAGGCAGCTGGAAGATCAACCGCAGCGCCTTATCGCGGCCAATAATATCCGCGATGTCCTGCGCGACACCGGGCAACGGCACCAGCGCAAGGTTTTCCCCCACGTTGCGCAACCGCTGCCTGACTGGACCGCTTACAAAACCCAACGCGAGCCCCCCATACGCGCGGCCACGATGGCAGACATCCGCGCCTTGCCCACCACAGACCAAAGCGCGCGCTCCTCGTACCTGCCGACCAGCACGTAGCCCTTCGGCCTGTTCATGCGCCCAAGGCAAAATCGCCATTCCGCCCAAAGGGCTCTGGCATCAATGGATGCAACCGCTTGCCGCGTACCTTCCGAAGGAGGAACCACGCCCAGCGCGGAACAGATGGCCACGTCCCAACGCCGCTCGATGGGCGCAAGAGAGGAACCGAAGAACCGTTTTATGGGAGCAGGCCAATCGCCAAGCGCATATTCGTGTGCATCGTGAAACCCAGCCCAGCGCACCACATCATCCGAGTAACCAGCGCACGCAGCCAAATTAGCGCAGAGCCGATGATGCTCGCCAACGGTCAAAGCCAAGGGATGCCCATTAAATCGTTTCAGGCCATCAAGGCGCTGGGCGAGGTAGCCCAGGTCGATCTCCTCCGGCTTTGGGTAAAGGAAATCCGCAAACAGCACATTTCCAACGAGGCACTCAAAAGCCATTGGGATACTCCTTCAGCAGAAATTCGAGCGCCTCGATGTAATCCGGGCAAACCCTTTTCCGTTTGAGAGCGCGCCCGCGATGCTGGTTGTAGCTTTCCACCACCTCCTCGATCGAGTGAAAGGAAACCAAGCGATTAAGCCCACAATCATCCAAGGCGAGCAAAGGCCGAACCATAGCCGAACCATAGCTGAAACCAGCGCTGGGCCTGACCTCGACCTCAATCGGCCCAAAACGAGTGAGAGTGTTGGCGCGCGTCATGCCAACACACCGACAGCGCGCAGCTGTTCCGGCGTGATCAGATTGCGCTCGAGCATTTCACGGGCAACCCCAAGCTTTAGGGCAGATGATGGAAACGAACGGCCGCTTTTGATCCAGTCCGCATAAAAGACCCCGACGTCCGTCGGCACGGCAGTGCCAGACCGAGCAGCTGACCCCACGTACTTTTCCCAGCGCTGACCCGAAAGCCAATCATTCGACCCAACGGCATACCTTCGCTTTTCCCCGGCAAACTCCACCGAGTAGGCCCGAGCCGCCTCAACGATCAGAGCCCCGTCCACACCACCGGCCAAAGCTCCGTCAAACAAATCACGGCAGGCTGCCTCGGTCCGAGGTTTTGGGTAAACCTGCCAAAATTCATCAAAGAACGAAGCCCCAGCGAGCGAAGGCGCGCAAGGTTCATTCTTAGGTTCTCTTACATGGTTAAGAGTGTCGCAATTTGAGACACGGGAATCGCTAGATTTGAGACACGGCATTGACGATATTTGAGACACGGGAACCGTGTCGCAATTTGAGACACGGGAAGGCGACAGGTTCACGTTTTGACCCGCGCTGATTGCCGCACGGTAATCGTCGACGGCGTGGTCAATTTCGGGCGGGTTTTTGAAATCGATTTGCAGGATATAGTGCGTGCCCAGCTGCTTGTTTGAGGCGGGATTGATGCGCTGGACCCGGAACAGCAGGCCCAGCCCTTCAAGCTCGCCCAGATGCCGATTTAAGGTAGCACGCGAGACATTGCAGTCATGAGCAAGGAGGTGCTGCTCCGGGAAAACCAGCCGCGTGTCCTTGTTGTGCCGATCAGCCAGCTGGATCAGAACAACCCAAGGCCCCGGTTTGACATGGCGCTGCTCGAGCGCCCAATTTACCGCCTTGTGGCTCATACCGCACCCCCACCGCGCCGAAACGCCTCGGCCCGCACCAATTCGATCGAGGCGACAAAGGCGCGGATTTCATTTACGCCGTCCGACAGGTCACGCAGCTCGCCGCGAAGATGCGAGATGCGCTCGTCGTGCACCCGCGTCATTTCCTCAACTGACAGGGCAAAGGCGCGCATCCGATCCGCCGCCTCGGCCAAGACGGCGTCGGCCAAGGCGGAACAATCCCGACCAGCCTCCCCCGCCTCGACCATAGCGCCAAGCAAAGCCGCCAGTTCAGTGTTTGAGCGATCAGCCATTGAAACCCCTGAAACTTATCAAGACATTGTAAAATATATATAAATTTGCAACACGAGCTTCCAAAATGGAAAAAGTGATGCCATGATCACATCCATGAATGGAAATAAACATCACAAGGCCCCATCTTCTGCGCGCGATAAAGGCGGGTTTTTCGCCATGTGCGCGTCCAGCAGATCAGCGACCGTGCCAAGATACTCGGCCCGCCGTTTCAATCGTTCATACATGCGCGGATTACCCGTCGCAGCTCGGCAAACGCCTGCTGGGCTAACGCCCGCCGCATGCGCGTACATTTCAACCTTTCGGAGAATTTGATGAATATCGTCCATGATCAACAATGTGCCAAAAGACACACGGCGAAGCAAGTGCCTAATGACACATTGCAAGGTGAGGCAAATTTGCTACTCACCATCGAGATGGAAAACGACTTTCAGCGCGCTTTTTTGCGACACCTAGAGATGGAAAAGACGAGCCTGGCGGATTTGGTCCGAGCCACAGGCGTGAGTCGAAACGTCCTGAACAAGCTAAAATCGAGAGAAGGATCATCCACCAGCGTCGAAAGCGGAATGCTGATCGCGGCATTTTACGGCAAAACCTTAAACGAATTTGTGACCATGCAGGAGGCGAGCGACGTAAGCCGCGTCAAAGCCCTGCTGGAAATGCTGACGCAAGCCGAAAGACATATTCTGGAATCACAAATTCGCGGGATCTTGTCCGAACACAAATCCGAAAAATAGCAAACAACCCTACATTCACCGTCCACTTTCCAATTGAGATGCCAGCAAGGCCGCAATCTTTGGCACGACAGAAAGTGTCCCGGATTTTTTACATGGGCGCGAATTAATCAATTTCAAAGCAGCAACAGCAGTAGCGCCAAGCGCGCCAGCGCCCTGACATGAAATTGAAAGAACAAGCTGATCAACCGACATAGAGCCCCCAAAACCTAAAAAATCCTCAATAAGTTTTAGGTGGCAAAGATGCAGCCACGCAACCAGAAATAGTATTATGTGCCAATTGGCTCTTTTACATTTGACTAAGTGCCGATTGGCACATAATAATAGCGGGACAGTAACAACCCGAGAGTTGAAAATGGCCCATCCTTTCCCGCCAAAACCGATTGCGACCTTCCAAGGCCGCGCGACCACGAGTGCCAACCAAAAGCGCCGCACCCGCACCGCGATCATCTCGCTCCTGACCCTGACCCTCACCCCCATAGCTTTTGCATTTGGCGATTACGTGGCGCGCAAGACCACCGCGACATTGGAGATGGCCCCGCATTGCATGGCAAGAGAGCCGTGTGAGTGGCAACCAGCCCACCTCGCTCAAAACACCAGCAACTGAACGCGGAGCCGGTCATGGCATTTCACGCCCCCATTTTTGCTAGCGAAACAAGCGCCGCGCGCCTGCTGGACATGAAACCTGCACAATTCAGAGAACTGGTGGCGCAAGGCAGCCTGCCGACACCAAATGCCTTTGACCGCTGGGATGTGGCAGGCTTGGTGGCCATCATGCGAGGCGACAAAATCCGCTTGCATGAGGAACTCGACCTATGACCAAGAAAACAAGGCGTTACGTTTCCGAAAAGCTGATCCGAGGCGAGCGCCGCCTGTTTTTCAGGATCACCGCCAGCAAAGAGGGAAAGCGCGTCGAGAGGTACATCGAACTGCCGCGCAATGAGGACAGTCCAGAATTTGACCGCGAATATTGGGCGTTGCGCTCGGGAATCAGTGAAAAGCTGACCGCGCCA